TCAACGGAGAGCCCGGGAGGGGGCACTATGTCATCCACTTGAATGGTGACATGGCTAATGCCCGTCTCGAGAACCTGGATCTCGTTTCGTACTCGGCGTACCGGCAGGCCTGGTATGAGGAGTACAATGCCCGGATGGATGCTATCTATGACGAGACTGTCTCTGAATTCGACGACTACATCTTCGGCTCATGCACTGAGTCGGAGGCGGATAGAAAGACTCGATTTGGCTACTGAGCAGTGGAAGACAATCCCCGGCCTCAACGACAAGTACGAGGTGTCGGATCTTGGGAGGGTTCGAAATCGAAACACCGGTCGTTTCCTGACACCCCGGTACAAGGATGGCTGCTATATGTACCGCATGGAGAAGCCCAGTGCTCACGGTAGGGAGCGCAAGGTCTACTCTGCAGCAGTGCTCGTGTGGAGTCTGTTCGTCGACAAGATCCCGGATGGGTACTGGGTTCAGTACAAGGACGGGAACCGACGGAACCTGGCCGTATCGAACCTCTACCTGAAGTCCAACTCCGAGTTCCGCAAGGAGGAGTATGAGGAGGGTCGTCTTGGGTTTCAGCTCGTGAGGTCCGAGTTCGACGAATGGATCTTCGGATCATGTCTCGAAAGGAGAACACACTAACCATGACAGTTACGTATCGCCCTGAGCAGATTCAGGCGGTGCGTCAACTGCAGAACGGCAGCATCTTGGCAGGTGGCGTTGGTTCAGGGAAGACCCTGACTAGCCTGGCGTGGTACCTCACTTCGGTTTGTAACGCCGCCTCGTTCAAAGAAGGGGGGTCCTTGGCTAAGAAGAAGGTCAAGGGCTCCCCTACGCTGTATGTCATCACAACCGCTAAGAAGCGGGACTCCCTTGAGTGGGAGGAAGAAGCTGCGCGTCTCGGTCTGAGTACAGATCCTGCATGTAGTTTCACTGGTTCATCCATTGTGGTGGACTCGTGGAACAACATCGGGAAGTACTCGGATCGAGAACACGCGGTATTCTTTTTTGATGAACAGCGTGCTTCCGGCAGTGGGCGCTGGGTCAAGGAGTTCTTGAAGATCACTCGTAAGAACACCTGGCTTCTGCTCTCAGCCACACCTGGAGATGTCTGGATGGACTACCTCCCGGTATTCATGGCCCACGGATTCTTCAGGACTCGTACGGAGTTCATGGAGGATCACGTCATATTTGACCGCTTTGCTAAATACCCCAAGGTCAAACGATACATAGGGGAGGCGAAGCTGCAGCGCTTGCGTCGGAGTATTCTCGTGGAGATGCCGGTGGAGCGACATACTACTCGTGAGAGGGAGACTGTCTACTGCGACTACGACCGTGACTTGTATAAGTGGGTCGTGAAGAACAGGATGGATCCCTGGACAGAGGAACCCCTTAGAGACGCAGGTGGGGTCTGCAGAATCTTGAGAAAGGTGGTCAGTGACAATGACTGGCGTTCAGAGCAAGCCAAGCGCATACTCTCAAGCAATGAGAGGGTTATCGTATTCTACAATTACAACTATGAACTCGATCGAATCCTTGCAGTTGCAGAGAGCCTTGGACTGCCTACGGCGCAATGGAATGGACATCGGCACGATGCTATTCCAGGAGGAGACCGATGGATCTATATCTGTCAGTACACCTCGGCAGCAGAGGGATGGAACTGTACTAGTACCGATACGGTTCTCTTCTGGTCCCTCAACTATTCCTGGCGAGTGACGGAGCAGTGTGAGGGTCGGATCGACCGATTGAACACGCCATATTCTCGGTTGAAGTACTACTTTCTTGAGTCGGATTCGTCGATCGACAAGGCTGTTCGGCGGTCGCTGAGCTCGAAGAAGGTGTTCAACGAGAGGGCATTCGTCGGTTAGAATACGTGTGACGGTGGGTCGGGAGAGTGGCCACTTTGTATTTGGTGGCCATTTTTCCGTCCCACTGGCCATTTTTTTATGGTACAGAGGTGACAGATGTTACTCATCACACGTATTGTGGACAAAAAAGTGGCCACGTAGGTGTCACACGTATTGTGGACTTTTCCTTGGAATTGCAACGAAAGGTCACAATGTGGCCATTTTTAGTAAAATATATATATTGATTGATTGATTGATTTTTTAATATATATATAAGTATAGGGCTTTTTTTGTCCACATGCATCCAAGGGCATCCCTTCCACTACAATACGTGTGACACCTCTTATCGCAAACTACGCATATAATGATAAGAAGGATAGAAACAAGCCTATCCCTTCTTATAGGCTTACCCAGAGGAGCACACCATGCGTGAGTCACAATTCCAAGCACAGCTCATCAAGAAGCTGAACAAAATGCTGCCGGGGATCATCATTCTGAAAAATGATCCCAACTACATTCAAGGTATCCCAGATCTGATTCTTCTCTACAAGAATCGATGGGCAGCCCTTGAGGTGAAGCGAGGCGCCATTGCCTCAGTCCGTCCGAACCAAGCACACTACGTTCGGACAATGCATGCGATGTCGTATGCCGCATTCATCTACCCTGAGAACGAGAGCGAGATCCTCAGTGAAGTTCAACAATCACTCACAGCTTAATGGAGCCCACGCATTCCTTTCCGCCAGTAAGTATCACTGGCTCAACTACTCTCCTGACAAACTGATCGAGACCTTCCGAACCGCCCAGGCTGCCGCAAAAGGCACCCGTCTTCACGAGCTCGCCGCTGAGCACATTCGTTTGAAGATGCGTATGCCTCGAAACAAGGTGACATTCAACAACTATGTTAACGATGCTATTGGGTTTCGGATGGAGCCGGAGCAAGTCCTGTTTTACTCGGTCAACTGCTTTGGCACTGCTGACGCTATCTCCTTTGACAAGGGCCTGCTTCGCATCCACGATCTGAAGACTGGCGTTCACCCCGCCAAGATTGATCAGCTCATGATCTACGCGGCACTCTTCTGCCTCGAGTATGATGAGCGTCCTGGGGCTATCAACTACGAGCTCCGTATCTACCAGAATGACGATATTCAGGTAGCAAACCCGGAGGGCGACGACATCGCCCCTATTATGGACACCATCATCCAATTCGACAAGCTTATCGAGAAGATCAAGGAAGAGGAGGCCTAATGGATCTCGCTCACTATGGTGTTAAGCGTAAGTCTGGACGTTACCCCTGGGGTTCCGGAAAGGACCCGCATCAGCACTCGGGCGACCTCCTCTCCACCATCAAGGACCTCAAGGCGAAGGGTCTCTCTGAGACTGAGATCGCCAAGGGCCTTGGAATGACCACCACCCAGCTTCGAGCCCAGAAGTCCATTGCTAAGAACGAGAAGCGTAAGGCTGACGTCGCGATGGTGGCCCGACTCAAGGAGAAGGGGATGTCCAACACGGCCATTGGTCGCCGTATGGGCATCAATGAGTCCTCCGTTCGAGCGCTTTTAGACCCCACCCTCAAAGAAAGGGCGGGGAGCACCGAAGCGCTGGCTAAGGAGCTCAAGAAGCAGGTTGGTAAGGACAGTCTTCTTGACGTCGGACTCGGTGTTGAGGTCAACATGGGTGTTACGAGCACCAAGATGAAGACCGCAACCGCCATGCTCGAGGCTGAGGGCTATCACGTCCACAAGGTGAAGGTCCAGCAGCAGACGACTGGAAAATTCACCGAAATGAAGGTCCTGGTGCCTCCGGGCATGGACTACAAGACGGTTCTGGCCAAGCGGGGCGAAATTAAAGCCCCCGGTGTCAATATTGAGGACCGGGGTCGTACCGTGTACGGTATCGAGAAGCCCACTGCAGTTTCCAGCAAGCGACTGAAGGTTCGCTATGGAAACGAGGGTGGTACCGATATGGACGGCGTTATTGAGGTTCGACGAGGAGTCAAAGACCTCTCCCTCGGCGGCTCAAACTATGCCCAGGTTCGTATCTCTGTTGATGGTACGCACTACCTCAAAGGTATGGCGATGTACTCGGACGACATTCCTAAGGGATATGATCTCCGGTTCAACACCAACAAGAACCCCACCGGCAATAAGCTTGACGCCCTCAAGAAGCAGACTGGGGATCCTTCGAACCCATTCGGTTCGGTGATTCGCAAGCAGCTTCACTACACCGATGCCCATGGCAAGAAGAAGCTATCGGCGATGAACATCGTCAACGATGAGGGTACTTGGGGCGATTGGTCAAAGACCTTGAGCTCCCAGTTCCTCTCGAAGCAGCCGGTCTCTCTTGCTAAGCAGCAGCTGCAGAAGGTTCGAGACAAGCGCCGTGCCGAGTTCGAAGAGATCATGGCTCTGACGAATCCCTCCGTCAAGAAGAAACTACTGCAGTCTTTCGCAGACTCAGTGGATTCTGACGCCGTGGATCTGAAGGCAGCAGCTCTTCCTCGACAGGCCAGCCAAGTCATCCTTCCCGTCCCCAAGATGAAGACCACGGAGGTTTACGCCCCCAACTTCAAACATGGGGAGAAGGTTGTTCTTGTTCGTCACCCTCATGGTGGACGATTCGAGATCCCGGAACTGACAGTCAACAATAAAAACCCCCATGCCAGAAAAGCCATAGGGACTAAGGTTAAGGATGCTATCGGTATCCACCCCAAGGTCGCTGAGCGTTTGTCTGGTGCGGACTTTGATGGTGACTCAGTTCTCTGCATTCCAAACAATAGCGGAAAGGTCAAGACATCACCAGCTCTTAAGGGGCTGAAGGACTTCGACCCCAAGGCTATGTATCCGGCATACCCTGGTATGAAGCCCATGACTTCTAAGCAGAAGCAGATGAAGATGGGTGAGGTTTCAAACCTCATTACTGATATGACTATCGGTGGTGCAAACCAGGCTGAGATTGCCCGTGCTGTTCGACACTCCATGGTTGTGATTGATGCTGAGAAGCACAAGCTCAACTACAAGCAGTCCGAGATTGATAATGGTATCGCCGCCCTCAAGAAGAAATACCAGGGTAAGGCAAACGCCGGGGCTTCTACTCTGATCAGTCGTGCTTCTTCCGAGAAGCGTGTTGCTGAAAGAAAAGCCCGGTCCGCTTCAAAGGGTGGGCCTATCGATAAGCGGACAGGACGCAAGGTCTATGAAGAGACTGGGGCTACTTATGTGGACAAGCATGGTAAGACTGTGCTTCGTACTGAGAAGTCCACTAAGTTGGCAGAGACCCATGATGCATACTCCCTTGTTTCTAAGAACGGGAGTGCTATTGAAACGGTATATGCCAATCACTCTAACGAACTGAAGGCTATGGCTAACGAAGCCCGTAAGGCTACGCTTGCTATCCCCTCTGTTAGAAAGAACCCCCAGGCCGCAAAGACCTACGCCCCTGAAGTTAAGTCCCTCAAGGCCAAAGTAAACGAGGCCCTTCGGAATAAACCCAGGGAAAGACAGGCACAGGTCCTGGCTGATGCGGTCATCAGGGCTAAGAAGCAGGCTGATCCTACTCTAGCCACTGATAAGGAGCGCCTCCAGAAAGCCCGCCGCCAGGCTTTAGCCGAGGCCCGTTCAAGAACGGGGGCTGGTAAGAAGCCTTTTGCTATCACTCCTCGAGAGTGGCAGGCTATCCAGGAAGGTGCTGTCTCACAGGCTGCTCTCAACAAGGTTCTTGAACTTGCTGATGAATCAGTAGTTAGGGAACTGGCTACACCTAGGTCGCAGCCTAAGGTATCGTCTAGCATGGTGTCCAGAGCCAAGGCTATGAGCAGTAGAGGTAAGACTGCTGCTGAGATTGCTGAAGCTTTGGGAATCTCTACAACATCTGTTCACCGTGCTCTAGAGGAGGGCTGACCACACCATGGTACACACCCTCTCACAGGGCCTCTCTGAGGAGGTCTACTATGGCTAGGATGCTGTCCACAGTGGACAATCCTTACGATCCAAGAACTTCATGGGACGAATGGTTTGCTTTTGACACTGCCCACGGCTACGGTACCTGTGGCCTCCTGGCCAGGCTGTGCACATCAAGCGATTCGTTAAGTGAAGAACTTGAAATCGAAGAAATTGAAAATGCAATTGATCGAATCCTGAATCTTGATGGAACAAATTTCTATCAAACTTTCGAGATTGATGATTGAAAAATAAAAATTTCTTCGTCGACCCGGGGGAGGGGGGTCTCGCATTTAGGCCCCCCACCCTCATCGCCGCCCCCTCCATATTTTCCCCGGAGGGATATTTGGAAAGCCAATTGGGGACTAGGTTCTAGGGCCCACAGGAAGTTTCTCGTGTGCTCCTTTCTTCCTGCTGGTCTCGCTCACAACGGGCCCTAGAATCTAGCCCTCAATTGGCCCCAAACGCCCTCTATCTAAGGAGCAACTATGGGTAAAAGGGCCGCAACCCCATCTAAACCAGCTCGAACTGTGGAGCAACGCGAAGCGCAAATGATCAATCTGGCGCTTGAGCTCGCTGAGAAGCAGCTTCGAGAGGGTACAGCACCGGCAACCACGGTGAATCACTACCTCAAGCTCGCCTCCACAAGAGAACAGCTCGAGGTGGAGAAGCTGAGGAATGAAACAGCACTCCTCGAGGCAAAGAAGACGGCGCTCGTAAGCGCTGAGCAAGCCGAGAAGATTGCCAAAGAAGCCATCGAAGCCTTCCGTACTTACTCTGGAGCGGGAGATGTTACGGACGTATACTGAACTGGCGCGCCTCGAGACCTTTGAGGAGCGGTTTGACTACCTGGCTCTCACCGGGCAAGTCGGTACAGCCACGTTTGGCTTCGATCGTTACCTGAACCAACGATTCTACACCTCGACGGAGTGGAAGAAGGTCAGGAACTTTGTTCTGGCTCGAGATGAAGCCTGTGACCTCGGGATCGAGGGACTTGATATCAGATACATGCCGCTAATCCACCACATGAATCCGATTCAGCCCAGAGATCTCGAGGAATTCAATCCAGACATCCTCGAGCCAGAGTTTCTCATCACGACAACCAAGAATACCCACAACGCGATACACTTCGGAGACCGATCGAGGTTGACACCACGAGTTGTTGAGCGTCGACCGAATGATCAAGCTCCCTGGAGGATCTAATGGGAACCATTCTTGAAGATACTAAGAAGGCAATCGGCATTATGCCGGGATATGATGCCTTCGATGACCAGATCCTGATGCATATCAACACTGCGCGGATGGATCTCGCACAATTGGGGCCAAAATGCAATACCCCGATTGAGAAAGATACCGCTTGGACGGTCTTCGACGAGATCGATGACGAAGCGGCAATCAAGTCTTACATCGCCATGAAGGTTAAGCTGTTCTTCGATCCACCGGGGAACTCCTTCTTGGTTCAGGCTTACCAGAAGCTGATCGAGGAGGCAGCATGGCGACTGATCTATCAGACCGAGGGGAAGCAGAGGTAGAAGACCTCATTCACCACGGTGTAAAAGGCCAGAAATGGGGCGTCATCCGCAAGAAGGCTAGCGCTGGTCGGAAGGCCACCATCAAGGCTATCCAGAAGAGCGGGCGATTCACCGCCAACGCCACCAAGACAACCATCAAGACTGCTCGAACTGGGGCAGCTAAGGTTCAGAAGGCTAAGCAGGCTCACGATGCCAGAGTTGCCGGAAAGAAGCAGGCAAAGGCCGACGCAAAGGCCCGAAAGAAGTTCGCAAATCGCGGATACAAGAAGATCAGCGACTCCGAGCTTCAGTCCCGAATTAAGCGGCTGGAGCAAGAGAAACGCTATCGGGAGCTCAAGGCCGATCGCCACCTGGTTCGAGGTCGTGAGGTCACTCGGTCGATCCTCGAGAACTCTCTGACTAAGGCTGGAACGTACGCCGCAACCAAGGCTATGAAGACGGCTTTCGATAAGTCGTTCGATCCCGGTAAGACCGGAAAGTCAGCCGGAGAGACGCTCAAGAAAGCGGCAGAAAAGGCTAAGGAAGCAGCAGAGGCTGCGTCAGTTGTCGCCGAAGAGGCGCATAAGACATATAGCTCTACTGGTGGCCTCGATCGTAAGAAGCTACCTAAGGCGTCTACGCCAAAGCAGATCGAGAAGCCGAAGTCGTATAAACAGACCAAGCCCTCACCCAAGAAGAAGCGCTACCCGCGCAATCCTGGGAGCACAGCTAAGTAATGCTCTCGAACACCGCAGTACCAAAATACTACGGGCAGTTTCGTGATGCAGTCATCCGAGGCGAGATTCCGGTATGCGAAGAGATCTCCTGCGAGATGAATCGCATCGATGCTCTTATCGCAAACCCAGAATACTACTACGATGACAAGGCTGTAGAGGGCTTCATCGCTTACTGCGAGAATGAGCTCACGCTGTCCGACGGAGCCGACCTCCATTTACTCGACAGCTTCAAGCTCTGGGCCGAACAGCTCCTTGGCTGGTACTATTTCGAGGATCGCCAGGTCTTCGTCCCCTATGAGGACGGAGTCGGCGGTCGATACGAGACCAAAACAGTAAAGAAGCGCCTTACAATCAAGCAGTATCTGATCGTTGCTCGTGGAGCGGCGAAGTCGATGTATATGTCGCTGATCCAGAATTACTTCATGGTGATTGACACTACAACGACACATCAGATCGCTACGGCTCCGACCATGAAGCAGGCCGAAGAGGTGATGGGTCCATTCCGGACCGCAATCACCCGAGCCCGAGGTCCGCTGTACAAGTTCCTGACTGAGGGATCCATTCAAAATACAACTGGTGCGAGGGCTAATCGCCAGAAGCTGGTTGCAACTAAGAAGGGTGTGGAGAACTTCCTCACCGGATCCCTTCTTGAGGTACGCCCCATGTCTATCGACAAGCTGCAGGGTCTTCGACCCAAGGTTTGTACAGTAGATGAGTGGCTTTCCGGCGACATCCGCGAGGACGTGGTCGGTGCACTTGAACAGGGTGCCTCGAAGATCGATGATCCAGTAATCCTGGCCGTCTCGTCCGAAGGAACCATCCGCAATGCGGTGGGCGACACCATGAAGATGGAGTTGCTCAAAATCCTGAAGGGTGAATACATCGCCCCTCACATCTCAATCTTCTACTACCGCCTTGACGACATCAAGGAAGTAGCAGATCCTGCTATGTGGGTGAAAGCCCAGCCGAACATCGGCATCACTGTCTCTTATGATCGGTACCAGCAGGACGTCGAGCGAATGGAACAAGCTCCAGCTGCTCGAAACGACATCCTCGCCAAGAGGTTCGGAATCCCCATGGAGGGATACACCTACTTCTTCACCTACGAGGAGACAATCCCGCACAGGAAGAATACATTCTGGAACATGCAGTGCGCTATGGGCGCCGACTTGTCGCAGGGTGATGACTTCTGTGCATTCACCTTCCTATTCCCACTCCGGAATCAGGCTTTCGGCGTAAAGACGCTGGCATACATCTCTGAGCTGACGCTCATGAAGTTGCCTGGTGCCCTACGCCAGAAGTATGACGAGTTCATCCAAGAAGGAAGCCTCCGAGTCATGGAGGGGACCGTCCTGGATATGATGGAGGTCTATGAAGATTTAGACCAGTACATCGACGAACAGAAGTACGACGTCTCGGCGTTTGGGTTCGACCCGTACAACGCCAAGGAGTTCGTAACCAGGTGGGAGCAGGAGAACGGACCGTACGGTATCGAGAAGGTAATCCAGGGCGCTAGAACCGAATCGGTCCCCCTTGGGGAACTGAAGAAGCTGGCCTCGGAGCGCCTTCTCATCTTCGATCAGGAACTCATGTCATTCACCATGGGGAACTGCGTGACTCTCGAGGATACCAACGGAAACCGGAAGCTACTGAAGAAACGCTCGGAAGAGAAGATCGACTCAGTGGCTGCTCTGATGGATGCCTTCGTGGCATACAAGATCAACAAGGAGGCATTCGAATGAGCGAGGAGGTGAAATGGGTCTTAGTGATCGACTAGCTCACGCATGGAATGCGTTTTCAAAATCCCCGGACAAGAAGAACTTCACACCGGAGTACGGTTCGTGGACATTCGGTAATCCAAACCTGAATTACCGACCTGTCGTCGGCGACCAGACAATCGTCACGAGTATCTATAACCAGATTGCTATCGATGTATCGAATGTCCCTATTCGACACGTCAAGACTGACGATAATGGCAACCTCAAGAGCTACTACCGTAGCTACCTTGATGATTGCCTGTCTCTGAGCGCCAACATCGACCAGACCGGTCAGGGATTCTTCCAGGATTTGGTACTTACGCTCTTCGAAGAGGGCGCTGTAGCGATCGTTCCTGTAGACACAGACGTTAGCCCAGATCTGACTCAGGGCTATGACATCAAGTCTATGCGAGTCGGCACAATCCTGAACTGGTATCCTCGCCACGTTCGAGTCGAGGTCTACAACGACCAGACTGGACAGCGAGAACAGCTGACTCTTGAGAAGGAGTTTGTCGCTGTTGTACAGAACCCTCTGTACAGTGTGATGAATGCTCCGAACTCGACGCTGCAGCGACTGACGCAGAAGCTCCACCTGTTGGATGCCATCGATAAGCAGTCTGGATCCGGTAAGCTGGACATCATCATTCAGCTTCCGTACGTCGTCAAGACTGAGCTGAAGAAGCAGCAGGCCGAGGCACGACGAAAGGCGATTGAGGAACAGCTCGCTGGGTCACAGTATGGTATTGCTTACACCGATGGTGCAGAGCGAATCACTCAGCTGAACCGACCTTCCGAGAACAACCTCATGAGCCAGATTCAGTGGCTCACCACCCAGCTGTACAACCAGCTCGGAATGACCGAGGATGTCTTCACCGGCAAGGCTGATGCTCGACAGATGCTGAACTACCAGAACCGAACGGTTCGTCCAGTTCTGAAGGCGATCACGGATGCCATCACCAGGACTTTCCTCACCAAGACTGCCCGAACGCAGCGTCAGCGGATCATGGCGATCGAGGATCCGTTCCTCAACGTCCCGCTGGAGGAGATGTCCAAGCTGGTCGACTCCGTCAAGCGCAATGAGATTGGTACTGCCAATGAGCTTCGACCGAAGTTCGGCTGGGCCCAGTCTGAAGACGAGACGGCAAACCAGTTGGTGAACTCCAACATCAATCCGATGGGCGAGGAACAGCCGCCTGGCGAAGAGCCGGTCGACGACGTCCCTGCATCGGAGGTACCAATTTCCGAACTGATGGAGAGTAGTCAAAATGGCAGTTAAGTGCGATTTCTCTGGCTACGCCACGAAGAACGATGTTCGGTGCTCGGATAACAAGGTAATCCGACACGGGGCTTTCGCGGCGTACGACGGGAAGACTGTACCTCTGGTCTGGCAGCACAAGCACGGCGACGTCGAGAACGTCCTCGGGCATGCCGACCTTGAGGTTCGTGAGGATGGCGTCTACGCCTACGCCCACCTCAACAACACCGATCGTGGCCGGACCGCTCGAGAGATGGTCAAGAACGGCGACATCAAGGCGATGAGCATCTACGCAACCCACGTTCGGGCTCGGGGCAATGACGTTGTCCACGGCGAGCTCGTCGAGGTGAGCCTGGTGCTCCGCGGCGCCAACCCGGGTGCCCTCATCGACCAGGTCTCCATCGAGCATGGCGACAACGGCGATGAGATCGAGGCTGTCATCTACACGGATGAGCAGCTGGACTTCGTTTCTCACGGCGATGACTTTGAGGACGAGGATGAGGACTTCGAGGCGGAGGAGACGGACGACGTCGAGCACGCTGAGGAGGAGCCGGAGGCCGATGAGGCTGAGGGCGACGAGGACGACCCCACGCTCGGGGAGATCTTCGATGGAATGACCGAGGAGCAGAAGACGGCGGTCTATGCCATCGTCGGGCAGCTCGTCGATTCCGTAGATGAAGAGGCGGAGGAGTCTGAGACCGAAGAGGCCGAGGACACCGCCCATTCCGACACAACTGAGGATACTATGGCTCACAAGAACGTGTTTGAGGGCTCCGCTACCACCGAGGAGCTCCCCGTCCTGACTCACGCCCAGGTCGAGACCATCTTCGAGGACGCTCGCTCCAGCGGCTCCCTGAAGCAGGCCATCCTGGCTCACGCCGACGCTTACGGCATCAAGCAGATCGAGACCCTCTTCCCCGAGGCCAAGGATCTGTGGAACCAGCCGGAGTTCATCAAGCGCAAGACCGATTGGGTCAACTCCGTCGTTGGCGCTGCCAAGCACTCGCCCTTCTCTCGCATTCGTACCCGCTTCGCCGACATCACGGCCGACGAGGCCCGTGCCCGAGGTTACATTAAGGGCAATAAGAAGGAAGACGAGGTCTTCACGTTGCTGCAGCGTGTTACCTCGCCGACCACAATCTATAAGAAGCAGAGGTTGGATAGGGATGACATTCTGGACATCACTGACTTTGATGTCGTCTCTTACATCCGCGGCGAGATGAAGATCATGCTTGAGGAGGAGCTCGGTCGGGCCGTCCTCATCGGTGATGGTCGTCAGGCTTCCTCCAAGGACAAGATCAAGGAGGACTGCATCCGCCCGATCTACAAGGAGGACAGCCTCTACGCTCCTCGTGTCGTCCTGGCCAAGGAGACCACCACCGAGGACGTCCTGGACTCCATCGTCCGTGCCATGGACGACTACGACGGCGCTGGCAACCCCACCTGGTTCGCCGAGCCGCACATGGTCACCGAGATCCTGCTTCTCAAGGACAAGATGGGTCACCGTCTGTTCCGCAGCGTCTCCGAGCTTGCCGACTACGTCGGCGTCTCGAAGATCGTCAAGGTCCCGCTGATGAAGGGTCTGCAGCGCGCCTCCACCAAGAACGGCACTGTCGATGCCCTCGGTATCATCGTCAACATGTCCGATTACACCATTGGTGCGGACAAGGGTGGGCAGCTCTTCGCTGCCGAGGACTTCGAC